ACTGCTTCAGATGAATTTATTCTTTCCGTTCTTTCTCCTCCATCTGTTAATGCAGGGTCAGATTTTTCTTTGCAATTACCTGAGAATTCTTTTACAGTAAGCGATGCTAGTGTTTCTGATTCAGATGGAACAATTGCAAGTCTTTTATGGGAGATTATGGTAGCCGATTCCGAAGTCAATATTGTCACTATTTCCGGAGAAGATACTTTAACCCCAACATTTAATAATTTAACTCAAGGTACATACGTATTCAGGCTAACAGCCACAGATAACGATGGACTTACTGCTTCAGATAATATAGTAACGACTGTAGCTCCAGCTAATATATTTCCTGTAGTTTTTGCTGGAGAGGATATCAGTGTAGGTAGTGGGACAAGTTCAGTGTCAGTATTAGATGCAATTGTTTCTGATTTTGACGGATCTATAGCTACAACTTTTTGGTCTCTTATTTCAGGAGATCCTTCTGCAACTATAGCTAATGGAGAAACATTATCCCCTACATTTAATAATTTAGTTTCAGGTACTTATGTGTTTAGGCTAACTGTTACAGACAATCAAGGGGCTGTCTCTGTAGATGACATGCAAGTTTTAGTTTCGGTGCCAAACGCACAACCTACAGTTTATGCAGGAGCTGATATTAATATGGATAGTTCACAAAATTCTGTGACTATAAATGATGCAACAGCTTCAGATTCAGATGGGGCTATTTCAACAATTGTGTGGTCATACATTTCGGGAGATAGTGCAGCAGTAATTGTAGGGGGAGACACATTAACTCCTACTTTTAATAATTTAACTGTGTCTGATTACATCTTTAAAATTACTGTAACAGATAATCAAGGTTTAACTGCTGAAGACCAAGTATCAATTTCAGTAGTAGCAGCAAACACTCCTCCGCAAGTTTATGCAGGAGCTGATATTAATATGGATACTCTACAAGATTCTGTGACTATAGAGGATGCAACAGCGACAGATAATCAAGGAGGGCCACTTAGTTTACAATGGATACGTCTTTCTGGACCTTCTGCAACCCCTCTAAACGGAAGCCAAACTTTAAATCCTATAATTTCTAATTTAAATAAAGGGACATATGTTTTTAGACTTACAGCAACAGATGATCAAGGTTTAACTGCTAGTGACGACTTGAGAATAATTATTTCATAAGTAAGTACTCAAGAAGTAATTATAAATAATTCTGTTCCAGATACAGCAGAATTAGATACAGTGGTAAGTAGTTCTGCAGGAGGAGAGAACTACTTTGTTAAAAATACTTCAGTTAATGTTTATACATTAACTACTTTTACAATTGATAATGTTGAATACAAATTATATACTTATACAGTAGCGTATCCTTCAAACTCACTTTTAACTATTAAAACATCAAACTTATAATGGAACAAGGAATATCTAATGATTACTTTAACGTCGGAGGAAAACCTAGTATAGAGGCATTTTTTGGTCCTCATGTATCTTTGGAGGCTGCATTGAATGCAGTACCAGCTGCGTTAAGAAAAGTAGGGAGAAAAGTTGGTATTAGATTACCAGATACCAATGTTGTTAAAACTTATGTGTTTAATGATTTTGATGATTCAGATAGTGAAGTTAGAAGTGACTTAACTGTAGCTAGTATTGTTCCTTTTGAAAATACTATGACTTTCATTGGAGGCGATGGAAATGCAGTCCAATTTGATGATATTAGGGTAGTAGCTAATGATTTAGTATTTAGTAAAGATGGTGTAGCATTATTTACAACAGCCCTACCTGATGGTTTGGCTGGAGATTTGGGTAATGTTACAAATAATGATGCATATAATAATCTAATTCTTTCTTTAGCTGAAAACTTTACATTAAATAGATTAGATGCAAATGGAAATGTAATAAATAATCAAAATTATTTAACGTTTACAGGGAGGTATGATGCATATCTTTTACCTTATAATGATCAAGCCACTATAAGACAAGCATTTCCAGATTTAGAAATTAATTTAGGAAATTTAGAAGGCGGTCCAATTACATTTGAGGACGCTAATGTAAATAATATAATCAGAAATACTTGGTTTGATGGAGATCTGTCAATAGATATTACACCAACTATGTTAGGAGAAATTTCATCTATACCTAACAACACTTTCACAGGAAATAATAATATTGTTAAGTTTGATGAATTTGAGTTCTTTACAGGTATTGGTACAACAATATTTAATGGTATGTTTGAAAACTGTAGTAATTTACAAACTATTAAAATTCCAGAAGGAATTACTATATTAGCTGGATTTATACTAGATGGGTGTGATGATTTAACTTCATTAGGTTTGCCTTCTACATTGACTGAAATAGAGTCTTATGGTCTTAAGAGTGCAGGAAATATAACTATAACCAGTAAAGCTATTGTACCTCCAAATATTGCTGGAAATACATTTTTAGCTACTACTGTAGTTAGACATAATGTTCCAGCACAATCTTTATCAGCTTATAAAAACGCTACTAACTGGAATAATTTATCATCTGAAACTTTTGCAACTGTATAATAAAACCCCAATAATATGACAATAAATAATAACGTAATTACAGCAGATGAAAACAAAATTTTTAGAAGAAACTCAGATAAAAAAATATATGGAAATTCTGTAAATTTAGGTTACACTTACTATATAAATGGTAAGTTATTAGATGAACCTTTGTTAGAGTTACCAGAACATTACGAAGAAGTAGATAATTAAACTTAATATTAATAAAAAGAATGACAAAAAGGTATGTTTTTAATTTTAGCCCTAATAACAAATGGAGATTTAGATAACGCTCAATCATTCACAGACGTGTTGAAGACCATATCAGGTGTTTTAGCAGGTGTTGTGAGTGCTTTTGCAGCAGTATATTTAATTCAGAATAAAGCAAGATTTACAGATAAAGACACTATAATCACAGATTTAAGATCACAATTAAATGCTAAAGATTTGGTAATAGCTGCCAGAGATGTAACAATTAAAGAACAAAACACGTATATTAGGGATACTGCTATAAGTGTTACAAAAGTATTATCTGATAATACAAATGTTATTGCAAGTCTAGTAAAGCATTCAGATAAAAATTTAGAGTTAGTGGAGGTAGTTAAGACAACTACTTCCGACACAAATAAAATTATTAATGATATTCAGAAAAAATTATTAAATGACTAGAAAACATGGAGGCTTTAAAAGATATAAGTGCAAAATCTAAAGCAGAATTTGCTAAACATAGATTAAATGTATTACGTAACTTTAGAAATCCCCCCATTGTAGAAGTAAGCGAGATACCTTTAGTAAGAACTAGGTTCCCAAATACCCAAGATAGTTGGTGGTATTTGAGTTCTACTAATGAGAAGGAGACTGTCATATTTTACGAGTTAGGTGCCAATGAAGTGTTTAATACTCACATTCACCTCTCTAAAGAATTCCTTCAGCCATTAACTCAAGGATGTAAACTTGAGTGGGTCACAGAGCGTGCAATTGAATACAAGACCTTTGGAGACACATTTTCAGCTTTGGCAGGAGAAAAACATGCACTAGTAAACTTATCTTCGTTTAGAGTAAAATTTAAAATAATTTGGACACCTCGTATGATAGGGTGGGCTGCTACATTTGTGGAGCTTAAAAATAAAAACAATTTTAAAAATAAATAATATGACATTTCAATTTGGAAAGAGAAGTAAGTCAGAAGTAGCTACTTGTACTGATGATATTCAAAAAGTTTTAAATTTAAGTATAAAAAGATCTAAAGTGGATTTCGGTGTATCCGAAGGACACAGACCCGTAGAAAAACAGCAAGATTATTATGCAATAGGAAGAACTACAGAACTTCATAGAATTCCTATTACAAACATCGATGGGGTGAGTAAACTAGGAAAGCATAACTTCAGTCCTAGCGAAGCATTTGATATTTATATTTACACTACACAAAATCAATTTAAAGAAAGTATTATTTGGAACACTATGCACTTGAGCTATGTAGCAGGAGTGATAGATTCTTGTGCAAAAGAGCTGTATGAGAAAGGAGAAATTAGTACTCTAATTAGATGGGGAGGAAACTGGGATGGTGATGGAGTAATCCAATTTGATCAGACCTTCAATGATAAGCCTCATTTTGAATCTATAAACCCATAATATGAAAACATTATATAGAGTTCTAACCATACTGGCAATTGTCTGTGTGGTTTTTATTTTTAAAGATTGGTTAAGAACTTTCATAATAACATCTCTAGGTGGATACACTACTAAAGAGGTTATTACTGATAAATCTATTGAGTATATTCAAGGAGAAGTTGACACAACTGCAGTATTCAATCATTACGTAAATACTAGAGGAATTGTTCTAAACCCAGATCCAATAATACTCATTAAATATGACACTATTGAAAAGGAACCTATTGAAGTTCCTTTGAAGGAGTACAAAGTTTCTGTAAAAGATAGCCTTATTGATGGAGTTATGACAATTCAAAATAGGTTTGATGGACAGTTATTTAATGCTGATTTCAAGTACAAGCCATTATTTCCAAAATTCCTTACTAGGACTGATACAGTCTACATAAGAACTAGAACGACAGAAGTATTAAGCACAGATAGAGCCAAATTTGGGTTAGGTGTAGGATCTGATGTAGAGTTTCAAAATATTGATCTTCTAGGTAGTTATACTTTCAAAGGTGGCTTACAAGTCATATATGAGTATAGTAACCCATTAAAGGATTTTAATGTTAATGTTCCAGAATTAAATTTCCAGAACTTCACATTTCCAAGAGAAGGAACGCATAAATTAAAGATTCTATACAACTTTTAGCGAACCTGAATACGAATCACGGCACTAAAAAAAACCTCCAAGCGTTAGCTTAGAGGTTGAATTTACCAATGTTGTGTAGGATTGTTCGTAATATTAATAAAAAATGACGGTGTAAAAATACAAAATAATTTCCGTCTAACAAAAATTATTTTTTTACTAAAATATTTGTGTATATTAAAAACAATGCTTAAATTTGTAGTGCAAAAGCACCTTGATACGTAGTTTTGTTTAATTAATCTATAGAAAAAGCCTAACAATCACTGTTAGGTTTTTTTTAGTTTTTCAGCTATATAGTTGAATCCAGAGTCTTTATATCTTCTAAGTACTGCTAATCTACCTCCCGAATTTCCACCACAAGCAGAGAACTTTTTTGTTAACTCCTCAAGAATGGTAAGAACATCTTCATAACTAAAATCAACATCTTCTAACTTTGATAAATGTAAAGACAGATCTTCAAAACTTCCAGCAGGAATTACAGGTTGTCCAGAACATATAATCCTTGGGTCTAAGTATAATTCACATATTTCATTTATTTTTTCCATTAGTTTCGTTTTAATTTGTATATTTACAGTGCTTTTTCAGGATTAATTAGTACTTGCCAAAAAGAATCCGTACTTAACGTACGGATTTTTTGTTGTTTAAGAAATAATCTATCTGAATAGGTGTCCACTTGTTTATAGGTCTAAATTTAGTTAGTCCATCAGTTTTAAAGTACCTACTTGGTGTGAATGTATTCTGCCATAAGTAATTGGTTGATGTAGGTAAATTTTTTAAAGGATAAAGATATATTTTTTGAACTAGTATTTGATATTTTTCCCATACCCATTTTTGTTTAACTCTGAAAGATGCATCTGAGGTGTTTCTTCCACCATACCCAGGAGGAGCTTTAATCTCCACGGGAGTATAATCTAAATCATTATGTCTAAATGATAACATTTTATGATTAGATACATCATCATCTTCATAAGGAATATAAAAAATTCCTTTAGCTTTAGGTGCCCAAATTATTAAGAAGTCAGGTGTGTACTGAATAGCTTCAAGTAAAATTTTCTTCTTTGCTTTATACTTACCATTAGGTTGAAGTATTGAACCTTTTATTGCATGTTCTTCAAACAAGATGAAGGGATACATTTCTTTAGTTTCAGTAACTTTAAGTATATATCCCCTATCAAGTAAGTCCTGTAACCAGAACCTAAACCAATCTTCTAGAGTTGGGTTTTTTAATTTTTCCATAAGTGCTTTTGTCAGGAGCAAATATAAGTAATTCTAAGACTAAACTGTAAAATTGTGAGTCTTAGGTTCAGCCACTCCAAGCATTTCATTAGCAGGTACTTCAATAGCATCTGGAAATTCTCTCCTATCTACTATATTTCCATCTGACTTCACTCCAGCAAAGCCAGAAGCATTCAATCCTTTAATCCATGCTACTCTTTCCTCTACTGAATTCTCCATCCCATTATCCTCCTGAAAGAATATAGAGCCATGCTCCATGTATGAGAATCCGTGTCTTAGAGATTGAATAACAACATACCCAACTCCCACAAAAGAGTAATGCCATTTGTAGCGAAGCCTGACTTCAATTCCTTTTTTCTTTACTCCTAATCTAAAGTTATTAAATTCTGAAAATCCATAAACACTTTTTTGTAGTATTAATTCTACTACCCTGATAGCTTGTTCATCCTTCTTTGTTAGTTTTACATGTCCCCTTAAATACTGGTATCCATCGTTTTGAAAAGTTAAATTTGGGTACTTCTTCTGTATTTCTAGAAGGTTATTGTAATCTCTCTTGTTTAATAATGTTATTGTCATGTTCTGAAATTATTTTATCTATTATACCCATAACTCTCTTAGGGTCGTAGTTATAAGCTTTATTAAATTTATTACACAAAAAAGCACCAACAAAACCATTCTCAGCAAGAAACTTGATTCCGTCCTGAATTTCATCAGTTTGAGATCCAATTCTCTTCTCATTTGCCTCAAAAACAGGATCCAATAATGTCTTTTCCGATTTTACAAGTTCTGCTAAATACTTTTTTTCCAGTTACTTTTAATTGCCTAGTAAATATTCTTTTAATAAAACTAACTCTTTCTAGCAAAGCTAAAGAAAGAGTAGTTGTTATTATACTTAATGTTATTAAGTCAGACTCAAGCAATTGCTGCTGAGTAGGTTCTTTTTTCATAAATTATATGATTTTTAATACTATTAGAATTTTTCTTACCTCCTTCACTAAGTCTAGTAAAGTGCCAGTGTTATTGATAGTAAAATCAAATGAAGCATTATCTAAAGCAGTCTCAGATTCATGCTGATATGCAGCTTCTAAATGATGGCTAGACTTAACAGGTCTCTCAACTCTAATACTCACACCATCACGATCTTTAACAGCTGCAAGTTCATTAGGAAACCTTACATCTGAAATAACCCAGTTAGGAAATTTATATCGTGATTTTAGTTCCCCTTCTTTAGAGTCCTTATAATAACCGTCAAACTTCTTTTTGTATTTACTCATCAAAGCATTAACCCAAACATTTGGGTGGAGGATTTCCCTACCACACTCTGTTCCTACTAATTGAAGTAATCTTCTGGGAGTAGGTATATAAATAGGAAACTTACCAGTGAATTTATCCTCATTTCCTAGATAAGATATTTTATTATGATTTACGGTTGTGGCAAAATACCACCAATCTTCTTTAAGTTCCTTGTTCTTAAAGTCTAGATCTTCTAATTGTTCTCTAGAACATCCAATAAGAATGCAAATTACCTGCTTTAAAGCTTCTCCGTACTTCTCATTAGTGAATTTTGGATTTAATAACTCTCTACCTAAAAAAGATAAAACAGCCTCATCAGAAAAATTAGGAGACTGCGTTATAATTTGTATTATTTTTGTTGTAGCATCTTTACCAGATGCTATTTTTCCTGAAATTCCTATTAACATAGTTTAATAATTTAATGATTCAAATGTTTTAAATTCTGTTTTACCCGTGTAACAATTCCCAGAACCTGCACAAGGTTCTAAAATTGTTGTGCAGGAATCAGGAATTAAATCAACCATATATCTAGCTACATTTTCAGGAGTTTGATTTTATACCTGACCAACAATTGACATATATTCTATGATAGTAAGGCACTCTGCCCATTTCTACATCCATAGGTAGTTCCAGAAATCTACCCCTTGTCTGCTCTGTTTGTAGCTTGTTCATCAGTGTATTTTCCTAATTTATATCTAGCTTTATCTCCAGTTAAAAGCTTTTCCATATTTGCTTTTAACGTTTCTTTTCTAGTGATACCCATATTTTTACGAATACCTTGCATATAAAATTCTAAATCCCCTAATTCTTCTACAACATTTTTTCTATCTGCTTCTTTATTGTAGATAGCATGGTTTTTAACTGCATCAATTAGTTCTCCAGCTTCTCCAACTACACCAATTCCCATGTGAATTAAATCACATTTCTTAGGATCTAATGTTTTTAAAATATCTTTACCTTCTTTAGATAAAGCTGCTACCATATCATTGTAATCACTCTGTAATTTTTTCATAATTGAATTATTTTACTAATTTTTGAAGGATTGCTTCCCTCCGTTAATACTATTTGTTCCCCCTTAAATCTAGATTGATTTATCCAAAATGTCTCTGCCTCTTCTAAGGATTTGAAACTATGTCCTCCCCTAATCATAGGTTTAGACATAGTTGCATATCCTGAATATATGTAAGCTTTAATCATTATTTATCATCTCTGAATCTCCCAGAAAAGTGAGCATGTCTAGGACATCCACCTTCTTTAACTGGAGCCATACCAGTGAAAGTAATCCATCTTCCAATGTATTCAGATTTATTTTCTAAAAGACCTCTCTTAGCTGCGTGATCGTAACCTTTTAAGGAAACGATTAACTCATTACCGTCTTCCATCCAAACTTTAAATCCTTTAGCCATTCCTGAAGGAATTCTATCCTCCTGAAGCTTAGAGGTCACACTTCTACCCAATTCATTAGTAGTTTTAGGTGCTCCTTCTCTAGCTTCAGTTGCTTCCTCCACATTCATAATCTTACCATCAAATTCAATATTATCTTCTTTGATTTTGTAAGCCATTGCTGATTTCAAAGTATGTCTTCCTCTTTTGTATGGAGAGTTCTTGTGTATTAGAACTAATCCTTCAGAACCTTGCATTTTAGCTTGGTCATACAAATGGTACATCATATCTAAATTATCAAATTGGTGTTGCTTTAACAAAGTTAAAATCTTACACTCTGCAGCTTCAACAATCTCTTCTAGCATATAAGTTCTTTCAGCCTTAGTAAGATTATCTTGCAAGTAATAATCGAATGCATAGAACTTTAAACATGGTTGCCAAGTAGTTAACCATACAACTGTTCTACCTGGGTATGGCCATCCTTTTGCAGGATCTCCATTGGTTTTACCCCAAAGTTTAGCATACTTTTCTTTACTTTTTTGTGATTCTACATCTTCAGTTTTAAAGAAGTGCATAATTTCACTAAAAGTCATGTTTGGAGAAAAGAATTCAGCTTCTATAATTCCTCCATATTTACCATTAGAGTCTTGCAACTCTTCATGCATTTTCTGAATGTGTACATTCTTAATAACCTTCAAACTTCTTCCCATAACAGGTGTTTCGTACTGAAGTTCTACTCTTGCTCCATCTTCTTTAATAGAACAGTAGTAATCTTGAATGGTATCTTTAAGTAAGAATTCCCAATCCATTTCTTCTCCTACAGGATTATTTGGTAATAACTGAGGTTTAAAATTTTGTATTTTATTCATTGATAGTTTTGTATCTGTGGATTTCTCCTTGTTCTTTCAACTCATGATTCTCATAAGTTGTTATTAGTTTTAGTAAAAGAGTGATGTACTTGTCAGGGTGCAGCTTGAAAACCTTACCTCATCCATTTTATAGATGTAAGAACCCTCTTCAGTTTCAAATAGCTGCCTAGTTTCACTCATAAAATGACAATGCGCAACTTTATTGTTGAGCATTATCACTTCAGAAGTTTTAACTGGGTCAGCAGTTAATAAATTCATACTATTGATTTTCTATAAACCAAGATTCTTCAGGACTGTCAATTAATTCAGCAGATTCAGGTAGTGTATCTACACCTAGAACATTCAACATAAAATATCTAAGTACTTTAGTCTTATCCAAAGCTTGAAGTATTGGTGAACTAACTTTAAAATCCCCTACAGTTCTATTGTAATGTAATCCAGACCCATTGTATATTAATTTCTTTGTTGGTCTGCTCATTTTAGAATACATACCCAACAAGAAACATCTAACATCTGATTTATAATTATCAGAAATATTATAAACAACGTATAATTTATTCTTAATAATTACATCAGTTAAGTAGCAATCAACTTTTGTGTATCCAGTAGAACTCATTTTCTTTTTAAGTTCTACATAAACTTTTGAACCTTTCTTATCCACATAAGAATTCACAAAAAGTCTACCAAATACTATCTTATTAATTCCTGCTAGAGGAAGTAAGTAGTAAGTGACTAAATTTTCATCGTCTTTTAAAATAAGAGGCATACTACTTAGTAAATAATTCTATGGTTGCTTTCTTTGTAAATAAAGATTTAGTTGAATTCTGGTACTCTGTAGTCATACTAGCAGCAATTGATTTGATACGTTCTACTTCCTCAAGAGCTTTAACACCTGCATACTTATCTGCAGTAGTTCCATCAAGAAGTCTAACCATATTAAAAGTAAGAATTGCTCTCTCCATAGCATTAGAATACTTTTTAGTGTACTCTTCTTTTACTATATTCAAGTAATCAGTTCTCTCACCTATAGCAACATCAGCTGTTTTATAAGCCATACCTTCAATTCCACATAAAGCATTAGGCATATCTGTAGGATCTCCAGTAAGAACTTGACTCCAGAAAAATCTTTCTGCATCTGATTCATTCTGGTTTAACCATCTTGATGTACAAACTGCTTCTCCTTTTTTAAAAGGGTTATAGTGAATGGTAGGAACTTGAATCATATCTTTATCTGAAGATATAATTACTGTTTTATCATAACCAATATGTTTAGAAATAATACTACAAGCATCATCAGATTCTAAAGTATTTAAACCAATAGCTCCAAGTTGTTTAAAAGTATCTAAAATTGCAGGTTTCCAACACTTAATTGCATCTGATTTAACTCTATGCCCTTTGTATTCAGGAAGTATTAAGTTTCTGTAGTTCTTATGTTTATCTTTTTGATAGAACATAATTGAGTATTTACAAACACTATTCTTTTTAATAGTATTAATGAATCTTTCTACATGATTTCTCACTAAAGATTCATTTGATCTGTTCCCAGATTTGAACTGGACGTTAGCTACAACGTGTAGCATAGCGTCCAAATCCAATAATCCAGTTTTATCAGAATTAAAAGTAAACACTATTACTCAGAGATTTTTTCTTCTCCTGTGTATTTAGCTTGTTCTTCTGCAATGTTGATACCATTTTTAGTAGCTGCTTCTAACATTTCTACTAATCTCTCTTCAGAAATTTTACCATAATTTGAAGAATGATATTTACCTTTAAGAGCAACATTGTCATTCCAAATATTATTAACAAATAAAGCATCAACTCTAATTGCATGTCCACTACTTTGGAAAGATAAAATATCAGACGGGTTAACTAAACAAGTTAATACATCAGTTCCACTAGATTTGTAGTTATGTACATATCTTAAACCACCAATATATAAACCACCACCACCAAATGTATTAGCTAAATTTCTTCGAGCTTTCTCTGGTAAATGTTGCATTTGACCTACTTTGTACTGGTAACCTAATACATTGTTTGAAAAGAATCTATCCCCATCCTTACAAATAGAAGGAGTGAACACATAATCTTCTTTGAACTCAGGATCTTTAAATCCACCTTTCTTAGTCATTCTACCTGTAACAGAATCAATTTCTGGAGCAAGTTTTTGAAGAATATCTCTCTTAACTTTAACAAATTCTCCAGTTTCTCCTGCTTCTGGGTCCCATTCCATTACAAATTCTGAAGTAACTCTAGTAGCAACTTTATAAGTAGCTAAAAACCCTTCTTGAGTAATTGCAATATCTGTATAAGTAGACATAGTTTTTGCAATATCTGCATCAATATCATCCTCCTCGATTAATTTGTTCATAGCTTCAACATCTGTGTAGTCTGTTGAAAGATACTCACTGAAGAAGTTTGCCATACTTTTAGAGTATCTAACATTATCCAATAATCTTAACCAAGCTTTTAAAACAGGAGTAAAATCGATACCTTTATCGTAGCTATCTTCAATAAATTTAACCAATACTGCAGGAATTGCAATTTTTGATCTTACACCCTCAAACTTCAAAAAGTATTCTCCCGTAGTAGGTCTGAATATTAAATACTCATTACTACCAGCAACTTCTCCAGAACGTACTTCTTGAATGTACTCAAGTACTTCTTCCGTAGTTACGTCCTCTTCATTTTCAAATCTTTGTCTGAACTCCTCCATTCTAGACACTGTTTCATCACTTTTAGGCAAATTAAATGGTGTACCATTAATCTGACCTGTAATTAAATTCTCTACTTTTCTAAATACTAACATCTTGACTGTTTTTATAATTAATTAATTCATTTAATTGTTCAATTGCACTAATACCTGGGTTAGACATAGAACCTATTAAAGGTCTACAAACACTTACCCTCTTTAATTCACTTTTAAGTGAATTTATAAACTCCTCGTCATAAGAATTTAAAGTGTAAACTTTATCAGATCCAAAGAACTCTTGAGATTTATGAACTATAATTTCATCATCTCCTGAAGCTAAAATCTTTTGAAATTCAGATAGTCTGGTCATAAAATCCATCACTGTGGTTACAGCTTCTGTATTAATCTTATGAGTTCCCGTAAGAACTTTAGCTAAAGATGTCGCTTTGTTCAATTTAAAAGCTTCATGTAAATCTGCTACTTTACCTGCATCTACTTTTAATAAATCAGTAGTAAAATGCGGATCTAGTAATAAATAATTATGCTCCGATTGAAGTTGATTATATTCCTTCAAAGTAGCCATGTCCCTTAATAGTTTACCTATCATAAGTTCATTTGTTTTTTCGTTAAATTTTCTAAAATATTCCGTTATAAATGTACCATAAGGTAAATAATGCTTCAAAGACTCTTCAGATACAAATATAATCCTAGTTGAATGATTTCTAAGCATATATTTACCAGTAACTAGAAGTTTTCCTAAATCTAAAAACTTGTTTGTACAAAGAACTATGTCATCATCTCCAAAATCTTTAGAAATTCTAGCTATAGATATTTCCGTAGTCTGTCTGGTAAAATCAAATTCTCTATCACTTCTCCAGTTAAAGTTTAATGAAATATCATACTCTCTATAGATTACAAGTTTATTAAGTCTTCTGTATTTAGCCTTACTCTGCTTATCAGCCACTATAACTTGAGCTTTTTCAGTAACTTCTTCTTCAATCTCTTCCCAATTCTCTGTGTCAAGATTAAAACTGCAGTACTTCTTAACTACTTCCAACATGTACTTAAAAATAGAGTGAGTTGGAACTTCTCCACCTCTGAAAAATGTTGCAGAAGATCTTTCCTTACCTGTAGCATTAGGTCTTATGTAAACAAAAGACTCATACTCTGGAAACCTAGTGTTTAATATATATTCTGCTCTTTTAGGTCCCAAAGATGAAGATTCACTAAATACAATAGGCAAATTAGCTATATCTGAGAAATCTTTAGCGTAGGAACTGGCTATTGATAATTTATCATCTGAGTTCTTAACTTTAACTACTTTAATTGAGAATTTATAAAATAATTCTTTGAATAAACTCTCTCCTAGGTAATCTGTAATCTCTCTATTTTCACTAGTTCCTCCAAAATACTCGATAGGAACAGTAAACTCATACTTTGGTATAATACTATGAATATCTAAGAACTTAGAGAATACCAAAGAAGCTGTATCTGATGATGATTTTCTCATCACACTATACTTATTGTTGAAATCAAATACATTCTCCAACTCTGGAACTTCTAAAGCTTCAGTAATGTAATTAGAGGCTTCAACTTCTGCATTAGAAATCAGCTTTTTTATAGTAGCTTTAGTCTTATCAGTCCACTTTAAACTTTCCCTAGCTTGAGTAATATCTAAATCAGTTGCAGTACCTTTCAAGGCAATTCTACCCTCTCTAGACTGAAGCTCTAGCTCTGGCCAAGAGATTAAACCATACGAAATTCCATCCACCAAAATGTGAGGTGCAGAATACGTAGAAGTCTGAGGAATTATTATAAACTCAGACTCATAATGAGGAGTAATGTTTAAAACCTTACTCATCGTCTTAGAGCCTAATAAATCAAACTGCGTAAGATGAACAGTGTCTTTAAAATACTGAAATTGCTCAGTTACAGATGTAAGAAAAGTCTCCTTATTATGCTTTTTAACTTCTAAATCAATTGTAACAGAGTTATCTTCAGTAGTAGGCTGCCAATAAATAGTTTTAGTCCCTGTAGAACCATTTGCAAAAGTTACATTCCAAACCTCATTAATAGAATTTGGACAATCTGGAGTTATTGGATCATAATCCGACTCATAAATCATAAATGAAGTCTTGTACCCATTATACACAGTATGCATAGTGAAATACTTAACTCCTGTAGCAAGTCCTGACTTAGAACCACTACCAAATTTACCCATAACATCTTTCATGTTACGTTTAGAACTATATCCAATCTTAAAGTAACCTTTAAGTCTACTTCCACCTAGTCCAACACCACAATCTTTAATTGATATTAAATCCCTACCTATAAGTTCTTTATAGGTTACATAAACTAATGAATCCTCAGACAAATACTCCTTTTTATAGTAGTCTTTATCAAAGCCTGAATCCTTCAATAGTTTTCCATCATTCTTCTGTCTATAATATTTAGCAGGATCTTCCCCATTCAATATTTTAGCAGCTATTTTTCTTTCAGTAATGGCATCTATACCATTACTAATTGTTTCTCTAACGAAACTTCGTATAGGGAAGGAATAAATATCCTCCTGTACGGCTTTAAACAAAAGTTCATAAGCTCCTTCATCGACTTCTTTCTTAATCCCAGTTTGTTCATCATCTGATATTTCTAATACTGCCATTATTTTTTGTTTATATTTTCAAATACACTAATAACATAAGAATCATCAAATCCTATACAAGTGTCTATAAATTTTGGTGTACTGTTAGTTAATTTTCTAAGTGATCTTCCTGTAGGAATTATTTGAAATGTTCTTAATTCCTCTTTATTATCTTGATCCACTAATACCCACACAAAAAATGCATTTAATATAAGAGTTTTTTGAAAGGATACTTTTAATATTTCAGCTCCCTCAGGAAGATTCATTTCATCCTTTAATTGGTACTTGCACACTGTTTTATTCATTGTATTAAATTTTTTAGTATTAAATTTTTTAAATATTCTAAAGCTACTTCTTTTTGACCTAGCTTTTTAGCATGTGAGAATAGATCTGTAGGGTCCGAGACTTCAATGTAGTCATCAAACTCTATAGGAACTAACCAAGGGTAGTCCTCCAGATACTTACTTTGAGCCTTCTTTCCAGTGTCGTCATTGTCTAACCATATAAATACAGTTTTATACTTCTTTCTTAGAATTTCTTCCATGAAATAGACTGGTACTTGAGTAGTTTCAGATTTACCTGCAACAGATTCCCATCCAAAATGCTCATCAAGGAACATACACTCCTTAGATGATTTAGTAATAATACAGAAATCAGTGGTAAATGATAGCTGTAATGCTCCTTCAACATAGTTGTCAGGAAAATTATTTCTAAACTTGAATTTTTTATCTGCGAAAGGTTGGTAAATTTTATAAGTTCCTAGTATTTCATAACTAATTGTAAGTATTTTAGGAACTATAGTAGATACTCCATCTTCATTTTTGTAGTGGATGACTCTTACACTTCTAGCATAAAACTTATCTAAAGTTTTATTTGAAATTTCTAGCCATTTCCAATACTCTTTGAATTCGGGAGTAGGGTTGAGATTCTTATTAATAGTAATTATTGTAGGATGTTTCTTTATAGGTTTAGACTTTACAATATAAGGTGTAAAATCTCCTACGTCTTCTCCGTCTAGTCCTAGCTTTAAATCACTGTTAATTTGTAACAAAGCTTTTCTACTATCTAAGTTTAAATAGGCTTCAACAAAATCAAAAACATTCCCAAATATATTATTAGCAGAATCTTTGAACATGATAACATCATCAAAATATTTACTATAAAATAAGGAGAAACTTGGATCTTCGTCTCCGTCTCTCAAGGGAGAGCTGTACTTTGTTCTAAGCTCTAATTCTTCTCCTATGTAATAACTAAAAATTGAATAATCATCAATAACTGATAAAATATTTTTCCTACTGAGTAGATTATCATCTACAAATTTTTGAAGTTCATCCATAAATAGAAAAAAGCCTGAAAGAATACTCTCAGGCTTTAAAGATTAGATTAAGCTTAAAATAATTCAGGCTGGTCAGACGGAGTAGCATCAGCTGCTTCATCTTCTTTCTTTTTACCGAATAAGTTCTTAGCCTTATTTACATCAGTTTTAACTTCTGGTGCATCTCCTGAACTAGCAGAAGGATCGTTTTTCTTATTAGCAATTTCCCACTTACTGTAAGAAATCTTACTTGCAGATTTAGGAATCTCCATAGATTCAATCCATACATCAAAATCAGAGCTTGGTATAACTGCAAAGTTCTTGTCTTTTGATTGTCTCAAGAACTTTTGTCTAAATTTAATTTCTCCTGTGAATGCGCTGTTTTCTTTTAAGAAAGCAACAAATTTCTCACACATGTTAGTACAAACCTTCTTCATGAATTCTTCATTCGTAAGTCTTGTAATAGCTCCTGCAAGTTGATCGTCAGGTACTCCAAGTCCTTTAAACATTTCAAGACCTCCAATAGCAGCTTCTACTTTTTCTTTAGTAGCATATAATAATGCATACTGTGTAAGCTGGTGACGCATTTTTAATAAATCTGAAGCAACTTCCGTAGCACTTTTCACATCTTTATTAAAAGTAGTCAAGTTTGGTGGGTAAAATCTTAAAGAACTCTTCATAGGACTAAAAGTAGTGTTAGATGCAAAAGCTGCTAACACAGCAGCATCGTCTCCTACTGCTGATTCTATTACTAATTCTAACGTTCCGTGCTCGTTAATTTTAGTTTCTCCTGATAATTTTAAATCTTCGTGAATTCCTACTGTAATTAATGCCATAATTTTAATTTAATTTTACGTAATTATTGATTTAGTTTAAATTTGTGTTTGAGATGTCTTATCTCCAAGCAGTTTCAGGAATATCTATTTCTCCGTCACTATATTTTTCAATTTTGTCCAAGATTGGCTTCAAATCGTTTTTCATCTCCAAAGGAAATAACCCAGGAGGTGTCTTTGCATCCATAGATCCAGTCTTGTTAGTTTGAATAAGGTAATTTGGACCTTTTTCACTGTCCTTAACTTTTCCGTGTAATACATAAGTAAAATAACTAGGAACATCAATAGTGTTGTCTAGTAATTTACCTGGTGATTTAAATCCTATAACACCATCTTCCTTAACTTCTGTATGATGAATTACAATAATGTACAAATCATCTCTCAAGTTCTGAGTGTCGGCAAATAAAGCTTGAAATACATCAGTTCCAAATTGATTCCATCTCTGAAACGCAGCATTACCTGAAGTTTGAGATGCAAATGCATTTGAAAAAATTCTAGCAGAAAAGAAATGTGTAAAATCTTCAATAACTAAGTATTTGATGTGAGTTGCTCCTTCTGCAATTTGTTTGATGTAATCTTTAAGCTCGATTAAATCATTACAAGTTAATAAATTTTCTTTATCCTCGCTATAATTCTTAGCTGCCCCAGGAAAAGGTAAAGTTTTAGCATTTGGGCGTATAATAAAAGTCTTTTCTGGTGGTAAATTTCTCAATGCTGAAGACTTACCAGTTCCACTTTTTCCCATGTACAATATAGGCTTACTCATATAATTGCTTTTTAAATTTAAGATTAATATTAATATAAAGGGTTTTAAAAATACTATAATTAAATAGTATTTTGGGCAATTTTGGAATAAATATTATTTAATTCTGGACTATCCAAAAGAGGTAAAATATCAAAATGATTAGATTCCCCAATAAATAACATACCAAATTTCTTACCATCAATTCCAAAGGAATTTTTAAGAACATGTAAGCTTCTAAATCTACAGAAACCTTCAGGACTCATCATTCCTTGTGTAATACTATAGTCACCATACATACCTTTTCCGTCGTATGATTTATATCTATAGGGATCAAATACAGCTAAAACTAAATCTGCATCATGGGAAGTTCTACTAGAACCTTCAAAATCCTCCAATTGAGGACTCAAATTATTACCATGCTGCCTCTGTCTTTGAGTATCTCCAATAGCTCTGTTAAATTGATTAACAACTAAACAAGCAAATCCGAAATTATCTCTAGCTTCAGCTAATAATTCACTTACTTCATCAATAGAAGATTTCTTCTTAGAGAAGTCAGAACCTCCAAACAATCCAATACCATCAATTACAAATTGTACAATAGTTCTTGGGTTATTCAGAAAATATTTATGACCAAAAGGCTTTAAAGCAAACTCTTGTCCATTATGTGTATAATGTAATGTCACAACTTTTCCCCTCTTACTGTTGGTTACTGCTCCATCTTTTTTAAATGTAAGTAGTGGCATAGGGTTATCATCAACAAATAATCCTTCATCATTAGTGTAATAAAATACACCCAACTCTCTAGCTCTTTGTTGAATTACTTTTCTAAGCGTATCTATAGAAACCTTACCGTCAAATATCTCTACATGTTCTAACAATTCCTTTAAAAGCTCTCCGTAACTGTTTACTAAAGTGTAAAGTTCAGGAGTTAAAGGTTTATCAGCCCAACCAAGAATTCTGTCAGCAGATATTTTTATATCATGCTCCATTTTAATAAACCAAGAAATCCATTTAGCTTTTTTGAACATTTGCTTTCTCTCCAGTGAAAAGTAGTTTACTTCCCAGTGTAATCTTGGAGGCTTCTCTTCTTCTGGAGTATTGGCATACTTATCATCATACTGTGATTCTAGTCCTTTAATAAAATCAAATGGACCTAACACTGTAAGAAAATCTGCAAATGCTGTCTTTCCAGAACCCGTTGAACCTCCTAATAAAATGTACCTAGACTGCAGCAAATTAAATACTGCACCTACTCTGGGGCCTAAAGGATTATCTATCTTAACTACATTTCCCGTTTTTGCAAACTCTATATGAGCTGCCAAATCAGGTGCTACATTTTTTAACTCCATTTCTGATTATCTTTATTGTTATTATCTAATAAAGCACCAGTTTGAAGATACTCCACATACATCATCGGGAAATCGTTAGATATGAAATTCTTGAAAGATTTAGGCATATCAATTGAATCATAATAATTTTTAATCACTTCCACTACAGACTTAGGATCATATTCTTCTGGGTTTTCTACGATATGATTCACAAATTTTATAGAATCGCTATCAAAACTTCTTAATCTATACTTACTTGTCTTAGACTCAGAATATGTAGGTATTTCGCAAAAATTCATAAAAGCTGATGCTCTTAATCTACCCTTTTGTTCAACAACTTCTTTAGGATAATAAGCTCTTTTATCTGTAATTTCCTCTTTTTCTAAAATCTTTTTATTTGCACTAACAGGTATCACAACTCTCTTTGGTTCTTGTTTTAAGAGAGTTTTATATTTTTCTGTTATATGATATTCGTTACCTACCTGAATAACTACACCAACAGATTGTAATTCAATTATTGTTTCATCTAATGTCATTTTTTAAATTAGTTTTTAATGGTTCTATAATCCCAAACTTTGCTAATTTTAACATTTGTACTTCTTAGCATAGATCGGGCCCAATTACATTGCTGCGTTTCTTTGGACTCAAACGTCCCATCTTTCTTAGGTTTTATGTAATGAGGTAATAGCACATAAACTTGGGCTATTTCATCAGGATACAATCTCATAAGTCTTCCAAATCTCTGTGTAGCCTTGGTATCAGAACCAAAGAACGTTTCAAGGATTCCGATATTTAACCTATTTATGTTAGAACCTCTGTTCACTTTATCACAAACTCCTAACACATTAATTTCTCCTGAATTAAACTTATTCATCCTAGGCAACAGTTCTTTCTTAGGAGTCTTACCATTATAGGTTCTATCACTGCCACAAATTTTAGCAGATTGTTCAGTCCTCTTAGAAAATACTATTGTTTTGTTAGTAGGAACTTTAGAAATATAGTTCAATAACTTTCTAGCCATATCAGCTGAAGCAATAGAATTAAGTAGTAAGTTAGATCTTTCCGAAGAATATCTCTTAATACCATAATCATGCCTTTTACTGTTCTTTAAGTACTCATCTCTATCTATTGAACCTGTCCTATAATCATTTTCAATGGCAGCTTTTTTACCTACTTCAATTTGAAATTGAGTTTGTGCGTAATTGTATGCCTTATTCTCTGATTGTGTGAAGGACTTCTTAACTCCGCCTTTTGTGTAATCTACTCTAATATCTGATGGGTCTCTTGACAAATCATATTTTACAAAGATAAATTCTATCTTATTTAAAACATTATCGTTTTGAGCCTGTTCAGCTGAGTAGTTAACCATAATAGGCAAATGAGTCTGAAACCATGGTCTCTTAGATTCTGTAATAAATCCAGTTAAGGCTACCATTTTACAGTCAGCATATTCATAAAAGAACTTACTAAATTCAGGTACATCTGCAGCAAAATCTACTTCATCTGCAAATATAAAAGCATCTGATAAGTCATTATGTTCTTTAGTCCATTTGTAAGCAGTTTGATACGTGTAAAGTTCTACCCTATGATTAAAATATTCCTCCATGTTAAACTTAATAAACTCATCTTTCCATGAAAAGTCTCTTAAATCTGTAGAGTTCACTAAAATCACAACTCTTTTAGGAATTTTAGCTTTAATAATATCAATGGCAACTTTACTTTTTCCAAACCCTGTACTAAGAACTAAAGTGGTCTTTAAAGGATCAGTAGCTAAGTACTTATTAACTACTAATTGTTGATTTTTATTTCTAAGTTCATTACTCATAACTAGAACGATAGAATCACAACAACACCTTTACCACTACGTTTAACGTTAATATCTTTATACATACCATCTACATACGATAAGTAATTAATATGAGAAACTGTCAAAACAGCAACGTTAAATAATAAGGCATCTCCTGAAGTTCTTACTGTAACTTCTGGTATTAAAGTTTGTAATCTTGATTTACATTTTTCCTGCAGTGTCTCGCTGCTCTTTTCTCCCATAATAGTGTTTTAAAATTATTAATATAATTTGAGCACTATGCTCGTTATTAGCACCTCCAGCTCTACCTGATGAGGTCATGTAGGTATTTCCTCAACTTCATTTATAATCTCTGAATAGGATATGGTTACCTACTAAATTATAAAGATTGGTCAACTTGGTATTTCAACCATTAACTACTTTGCTGAGAACTCATTTGTAGTATAAGTACGTCTTGCTTATTGGGTAGCTATCTCCCTCATCAAAGCCTCTAACTTATTTGAACTAACGTAAGAACTTTCTCAAGGCTCTACTACATCTAGGATTTCTCCATTGGAATAATAACTAACAGTTATTACACTTATACTTCCAAATACCATGTACTGTTATAAAACGTAGGCTTGCTAGATGTCGTATATGTACTATGTCAATTCATAGTTAGTATGTTCTTTATCCTCCTCAATGTTTTGGAGTGCTGTTGTTCCTTACGCCTGAGTAATACAGACACTAAACCGTTAAGGATTAATCCCTTTTATTTAGATAAGGCAGCAATAATACTCTTTCGTTATCTCTGACAAGCCACACATGCAGCAGTGGTACTCCACATCCTTCCGCATTTGGCATGGTCTGTCACACGCATCCAAAGTATAAGGGATTCTAAAGTCATCTGTCTCCAGAGTAATTATTTGATTGGATTTGTATTAACATCTAATTTATATTCATACAATCCTGTTTTTCTCTCACCTCTGCTCTTCTTAGAAACAATATGAGAACCAAATTTATGCTTTCTCAAGTGCCTAAGTTGTGCAGATATACTAGCATGTGGATGATTTGTAGCTGAATTAATTTCATCTAAAGTTCTCCACTTTCCATCTTTCATTAACTGAAAAATATCTTTAGCTTGACCATATAATCTTACATGATCTTCCTTACGTTCATAAGTAGCCCCATCAAAATCATTTTTAAAGTTCTCCTCTTGATTGTTCATTACCAGCTAAATTTTTCAGCATCTAAGTAAACTTGAGTGTGAATCCTTCTTGCATTAGTTATACTATTAGGGTGTATAAAACTCTTTGGTATAACTCTAATGAAGCATCTCCAAGTGAACTTATCTGATTTAGTTCCTCTGTGTAAGTCTAGCTGAGTAAATGAGTGCCATTCTAATGGAGTTATGAATTTACTATTTCCATGAGAATCTTTGAACTCTGTAAATGGAGTTCCACTTACCCACTCATACATTTTTAAAGGAGAAGCTTTAGCTGGAACTCTTTTCCCTTCCTCATTCCTTGGCATGAAATCAAAATGCCAGTTAGGTATGCAAGGATACTGATTAGGCATCAACATGTGTACTTTAACATCTACAGCATACTCCTCTGCAGGTAATTCCAATAAACCAGAGTCTAACAACTCCAATAATACTGGTGTACACTCTGGCATTAAATCCATAGCTTTTTCAAATGAGCAAAGCATTACTCCATTTGGAGATTTACTCCAATCTATTTTATTTTTCATTAATATTCCATTAATATATTCAATTTATCTAACTCTTTAGAAGTCATAACATGCTTAAAATCAAATGGATTAAAAGGTGTAATTGCACCTTTTTTATAGTCCCATCTAGGTCCCCAAGCTTTATTAATTTCCACAAGAGTTTCTGCTTTGATAAAATGCCCATAATGTCTAGACATTTCAGCTCCCTCCATTAACCTATAATGTTCTTTCCATGAAGTTATATGACCAACTTCATAAGAATAAACATCACCCTGAGAATGGCAGTAATCGTGATAGATCCAATAAGGATCAACACCATTGTAGTCTAACTTATAATTTCTTCTCTTATCATGCAACCAGTGCATCAAAATAATTTGAGTATCTGGGTTCACACAATTATGAGTTGAATCTTTTTCGATAAATTCCATATCCCAAGAACTGTAATGAGGTAAAATTCCCTCAAATCCACACTCCTTAATAAACCTTTTAAGCATATTATAAGGAATACCTAAATTAGCATCTCCCAAATGTACATCTTCAAACTGAGGATTATACCTACCAAAATTATAAGTTATGTTTTCTACTCTAATTTTCATAACTATTTCTTTTCTAATAAAAGCTTAATGATGTCTTTCTGCTCAATGGTCATTTTTTCAAATGTATCGAGGGCTGTAATCATTCTCTCCAATCTTTCCACATTAATGTACCCAACTCTATCCATGACATGAGTAATACTAGTGTGCAACTTGTCAAGTTTTTGCTCTAAAGGTTTTACTACAGAATCAAATTTGTCAAATGTTTTATTAGCTACAGAATAGATATTTTCTACTCTTTCTACATAAATACTGTGAGCTATTTCAAAATTCTCTTTAATTCCAAGTAATTTGGTGCTATATTTCAATGTAGCGTCATCTATACCTTGCATTTCACTGGCTAACCAGTCTTTTTCACTAGTTAAATAGTTCTTAATTATCGACTCTTTAGCAGTTTGATTATCTTTCATCTGCTCTAACTCTATTGCTAATTTCTTAGTAACATATAAAGAAACATATTCAGATCTATCCTCTTTTTTACTATCTAGTGGCATAATTTCTTAATTTAAATATTAATTTTTAATTTTACGTCCTTTATACAATCGTATAAAGTAAATAACTGCAGTCATTAACCAATCCCATGATCTATCGTATTTCATCTCAGCATGAACCCAGCCTTCTGGGTTCACTCTAAACTGATTACCTTCTAATGTGCTTCTAACCATGATGCTCCTGATTTAGCACTAGCTCCAATTTTAAATCCAGCTAATTGAGCTGCAAGTTTCATGTAGTGAGCTACTTTTTCTTTAGCTAAATCTACATAATAATTATCTTCAGTTTTTCTAGCCTGAGCTACACATTCATCGTGATAAGGTAGTAGTAACTGGATATGATCTTGAAAGTTATTGTTATTAATCCACCTTCTAAGAAGCACAAATGCTATCTTTAGAATAGCTGAACCACTTGATTGAATTGGTGTATTAAAAGCTGCTCTTTGAATAGTACCATGTTCTGCAGGTACAGCAAGTCTCCATTTATCAAAGAATCTCATCCTACCTAATACTGGTTCAATAATAAACCCTTCATTAAGTGCATACATTCCAAATTTATCCATCATCTTACGAATAGCTGGGGCAATCTCAAAGAACCTAGTAAGAATAAACTTAGCTCTTTCTTCAGATATTTTAAGGTTAAAAGCTAGTTTAAAGTAGCTAATACCATATATAGATCCAAACGATACTGCTTTTGAACTATCTCTTAATTCTTCATGACCTTTACAAGAACATTTCTTATATTCAGGTGTAGAATTAGGGTCTGAAGGATCATTAGGTCTGTAATACATACATCCAGATTCAGTTGCATCAATCCATTCTTGACCAAAAATCAATTCAGAATTCTTACTATGCAAATCATAACCTAATCGTAGGTACTCTAACCAAGAAGTTTCTCCCGCTAAGTATGCAACAATAACTAATTCCTGTCCATCGTAATCAGCATCAATTAGCTCAAAACCTTCATCAGGAATTAAAGCAGCTCTATATGCTGAGTGTTTTCTAGGAATATTTAATAAGTTAGGCTTAACAGAACTCAATCTACCAGTTTTTAATATCTGCTGGAATCTAGTTCTATGCTTACCGTCTATTTCCACATGTTTATCGTAGAAGTTCTTACCGAAGTTTTTCAATTGGTATTCTACCTCATTCCAACCTAAATAGTGAGTAATAATAGGATTTAAGTGTTCGTAATCAACTAAAACCTCTTTACCAGTACTCTCAATTTCTGGCGATATAGCTTGAAATATTATAAGTCTTTGTGCAGGTGATGCCCAATTTAAACTTAATGTTTCTGCAGGTCTTAACCAACCTTGCTCAACACAGACTTCTTTGTGGTTCAATAAAAGAAACTTATTCAAAGAATCTACTGCATTCTCGTCATTCCTTAGGATTAAAAGCTTTAAAACTCCATATATGCTGTTAAGCGTTGTGGGATATGGTGAATTAGTCCATGCTTTTCCAGATAATTTTAACCCTTCTGGGAAATCAGGATCATGTTCTTCTAATAACTTTTTAAGTTCAAGAGCTGATGTTTTTTCAATTGGAAAATCAAAAGTTCGCTCAAGAATAATCTTTTTCTTTTGTGCAGAACTCCAAATAGGTTCCATAAATGTATCCTTTGGAGAAATCCAATCTTGCTGAAGAAGAAGTTCTCTGAACTGCTCCTTAACCATATTATTCAAAGTTTTTAATTCTTCGTCATAAATTGGTTGAACTGAATCAGCAATAGCATACCATTTGATCTTATCAAAGAATACTCCTTGCATCTCCATATCAGCAACACACTTAACAAACTCATTTTCCCACCAAGAAGTCTTTTTTAAACCTTTGTGAGATCCTAATGAAACTAGTGTGTCAAAATAAGCCATCTCTTTTAACTGAATAGCTTTTAAAGTATTTAATTTTATTACATCAATAGCAGCATATTCAATTTGCTCGTCATTATACTCATGAGTATCTCCAAAAGTAGTCTGAGCATCTTTAGAAATATCTAAACTAAATCTCTTTAGCATTATTGCCTGTAATCCATACGCAGAACCTTCAGAAGAATAACCATTATTCAAAATCTGCTCGCCTAGTAAGGTATCATAAACTTTCTCAAGTACAATACCAGTTTTCTTCATTATTGAGTAATCAAACGCTACACTATGAATAACACATAAAGTTCTTTTAAGTTCTAACATCAACAAACGTTTCTGATCGTCGCTTAAAAAATCCCACTGTATTACCCAGGTTTCGTTCTCATCTGTGTTACAAAAAGACAACACTTTTAATTTTCTACTTAAAATAGAATCAGTGTATGTTGTTTCTGTATCAAATGCTACCTGATTTAAAGGTCTCAGCCAATTAATGAATTCAATAAAACCACTACATCTATAAGATGTAGCGGCTGTATTCCCTATGAATCTAAGAACACTCATGGATTACTCCTGAGTTTTTTGCAATGAATTTTCCCAATCTTGAGTAGACTCTTGAATATCTGCAACAGCTTGAGCATCTTTTGCATCATCTGATGGTTGAACATCTTTGCTTTCTTCAGCAACATCAGCAATAGCTTCAGATTTCTCAATTCCTTCAGCTTCTGAAGCAACAGCTAATACTAATGGGTGAATGTCCAAGTTCTCTCTTCTGATAGAATCTGGTTGACCTTTTCTCTCTCCAGTAGAAACTGTTTTAGGCAAGTGGTAAACTTCATTTGAAGATTTCATCACATGCTCAGTAGCTACTTTCAAGTCTACGAATTCTGTAGCTTCCCAAACAACTCCTAAAACTGTAGCTAAATAACCTAACAAAGTCTTTTTAGCAAATGTGTTAGAACCTTGAGTAAGAATAGATGATTTAGGATTTCCATCTTCATCATACTTACAAGATCCCCACATATCCACTTTAGCTTCCTTTTTAGGAACTACAGTGATGAATAATACTTCTTCTGGCAATTTATCACCAATCATACCCCAGTCGCTAGACTTGAATATATCTAAACCATTACCAGTAACTTCTAACTGTTCTGCTTCTCCTTCTTTAGCAACATTTACTTTGGGAGAAAAATCTAAATTGTACTTTTTAGCAAACTCAATAGAAGGGTAAACCTTTCCATTTGCAAATACTCTTAAATCACCGTCTGTAGGTAATTTATCTGCAGATACTTTCTTTTCTGCTACTTTTACTGTTTCTAATGTTACATTAGATAAAAAACTTAAATTGCTCATTCTTAATTAATTTTACTATAGTTTATAAAAAATACTTTCTTGTTATTGTATCGAATATTTCAGGTCTAATAAATAAATATCTCGCCTTTTTAAACTCCAAATCTGGAGTAAAGAAGTCTTCAAATTGACTCCTTGTTACTGACATTACCTTGCCAGTTCTATCTGCTTCCTCTGCAGTTAATCCTTCTCTGAAATTACGTACTTCCGCCAATAATAAAGCTTCATGTTTATTACAATGTTCCAGCATTTCAGAGTTCATCACCCATGTTATAGCTAGTCTTACCTCAGAGAACATCTTCAATTGTCTGATTAGTTTAGCCTTATTTAAGTCTTGTGCTGTTATGAAAGTGGCAGGACATGTAGTTACATTTACTTCTATTATAGCGGCTGTATGCATATTAATCGAAGAAATAGGTTCTAAAGGTACGTCTTCCTAAAAGAAATGGCAATAACTTAAAGAAAGACATCTTATCAAGTTTTTCAACTTTACCTGTATTCTTATCAGATGCCTTTTTGTACAAAGTTGATTCCATTTTAGTTTCTTCTAAAATTGTTTCTATCTCAGAAGTTTTCTTTAAATGATTATTATAATACCCTTTAACACCTCTTAAATCCTTTTCACCTTGAGCTACAGTGGCCTGAAGTTCAGCAATCTTCTTTTTCTGTAGCTCATTTTTACACTTTAACTCGTCAGAAGTTTTATTTCCTGTAGAAATTAAATCAGTTAAATTTACATTATCTATTTTAAGATCGTTCATTTCACGTTCCCTAACTTTAGCCTCAGCTATTAAAGAAGGTCTAGTTTTGTAATTCTTTTTAGGTTTTTTCTCTGCTTCCACTGCAGCGTTCTTCTGATTCTGGTTTTTCATTTCTGAATATTTAAAGATTAATTATTAATTGTCCAGGGATCTACACCCTATTATATTTCCTATCTTATCTCTCACTATATTTGATGGAGTAAGTAAATCTTTTCTATGAGGAAGAGAAGTTTTAACCAAATTTGATACAATGAAATATGTTCCTTCAGAGGGATTTGGTAATCCTTGAGCATTTCCAAAAACTGTAGATGTTATAGGGATTCCATCAATTTCTCCAATTATATTAGTGAATTGATTTAATCTAGCCATTCCGTTACTCTTGGGAAATACCCTTACCAGTTTATTCCCTTCATCCAATATGTTTACTGGATGTGGTACTTTATTAATGATAGTTTGTACATCATTACTCATTATTTTATATGTTTTCTACGTATTAAAACGTGGGATTTATCCCCTTTACCTATTAATAAATTCTTAATAGTTGAGGGAACTGTAACAAGTCTGGGACCGTACATAAATTGTTTATTTTTATAATTTACTTTGATTATTTCATCTGGATTTGCTGTCATATTACTTGAAAATTAAATGTATTTTAGATGAGGAACAATAAGATAAATTTTCATCAACTTCAAGATATTTAATAATTTCTAGAAATAGTCGCATTTCTGATACTGATAGTATGGAATGATATTTATGCTCTAACTCAAACATTTTATCTCTCACTGTTATAATATCATAATACTCAAATAAATCATTCTTTATTAGTTGATGTTTAATTTTATATAGTTCTGTACTCATAGTATAAAGGCTGCTTTTAAAAAACAACACGGTGTTGATCTATTAAATTTTAGTTAACGTTAGAACTTGCAGCCTTTGATGAGGTTAAGTTGTTTAATTGAGATTGAACTTTATTTGCTCTAGCTCTCAAAAAAGTTGGCTTTAAATTGGTATTATATCTACCAGTTAATAAATTGTTTACTGTTCTTAACTTGGTTTTTAAAATTGTAGTTTGTTTACACATAATAAGATATTTAAAGATTTGAAAAACCCCACATCGTAGAGAGGTGGGGAAAATTGCTATGAAAAAGAATACTCATATTGTGCACCCTGAGTATCGAGAAGGGCAAAGAACGTGCGTAACTCGCCAGTTAAATATTAATTGGTGTGGCTCTGTAACCCTCACTTACTATAACTTCATTGGATTCTCTAATAACCATCCAAGTCTTACAAGGAAGTACTGAAGGATCTATTCCACTTTTAGCTAGTGCATCTCCTAAAATTTGGCAAGGGTGGTAATCCACATCTAATGTTATTTGACCTGATTCTGATGCTAAAGATTCCACTAGTTCTTTATAGAACACCTCAGTAGCTTCTTTAGTAATTTTTGCCTGATTATCTGATGAATGATTTAACATAAGTAACTCTAATTGTCTTTCTGCAGAAGATTGAGCACCAATATCTTGGTTTAAAGGTTTAGTTATTGATTCTTGCCACCACAAAACTGCAGCAATAATAGCTTCTTGTCTAGTATATTTCATAATTATCTGGTTCTAAATGAACATGTGAATCTCCCTGATACGCTTGGAGATACTAATACTTTCTCTACTCCATGAACTTGACACGAGTTGTCAAATATAAATACATCTCCCTTGCGTAACTTAGGATAATATCTATCTTCTACGAAGTCATTAGTTACTACTTTACCATCATCCGAACAGTCTGCATTATCATTAAGATAGAACTATCCACCTAAAAAGTCTACATCAGGTTCTGATAGCATTAATATTGCTACCATATCCTGAAACTTAGGAATAACTTGTGTTTTCTCAACATCTTTATGAGGTAAGATCTGTCCATTATGGCTGTATTTAAATACAGGAAGACAGAAGTCTGTAATTGGCCCATCAAAGCTTTCTCCTGTTATATCTAACAGTTTTAACTTGATGTCTTCAATTATTTCCTTCAAAATTCCACCAGTTAAATACTGATACTGTAACCAGGACTTCTGGTTGAGGTGTACAGTGTGTTACTAAAATTGTTTCTGTCTTTGATTGGAAGTTCTTCTTGAATTCCTCCAAATTGACCATTGAAAGTCTGTAATATATTATTACATGTTTGCTTTCCTACTAGATTTCTTAATACTACTTTTTTCATTTTAATGAATATTTAAAGATTATTTATATTTAATGTAATAAATTACCTAAAGGAGATAAGCTTCGATTTCTAAGAACTAATTAAGTTAGAACTCTCTCCTTTGGTAACTATAATAACCCGTCTAGACTCTCGTAGAGTTTAGCCATCACACTAATCTCCTGAGAGTCACTCAGAGATTTCAAGTCTTGATATTCGACGGGGATGTAAGGTGATACTTTTGCAACTCACCAATTTGAGAATTAGTAATACCCCACTAACCTGACGTAGGAATCGAAAACTACCTACAAAAGTATCTGCAGAATCGAACTGCTTTAGTGGTGTGCAAAGGAATCGAACCTTCAGGTGTATATCTACACAGCACCAAGCGTCAATGGAATCGAACCATCTCCCTGCCAACACACACCATAAATTATTAGGCCGAGTATCTCGCCGTTCAAGCGGTCTCCGTGTGTAAAAGGTCTTTACCTTCACCTAATAATAGTAAAACTCTTTGACCAGACATCACTCTGGAATACCGATATTGGTTTTGACAAGAAGTATTTCTCTAATAAACACGACTGTTGATAGCAGCTAAACTATCTTAGGGAATCCTCCTAAGTCCTGCACCAATATTTTCACAGGAACATCTCTAGTTTTTCAGTTTATTTTTAATCAAAAAGTTAATTAATCCCAAATGTCCTCAAATACTCTAACAGCATTTGCAGTAGATCCACTTTCTAAATAACTACGAGTTAAAAGACACCATATTGCAAGTTCAAGTATTAACATAATAAAAGCTAATATAGTGGCTAGACATTTTAATATAAATTTAATAATGTTCAGCATGTTACTTATCTTTAACTATTGATGCATAAACTACGTCTTCCGCTGTTTCTCTAATTAACATAGTTCTAATCTCCCACTGAGAGGTAGAATCATATTTATTTGATAGCTCTCCAGTTGAAGCATTATAATATGCATGAGATTCTGGAAGTACTTTGACAACTTGCATTTTTGTGTCATAAGTTGGAGACTCTAACAAATCTCCTACAGATAAATCTGCCTCAGTATTAAATGAGTACTTTTTTGCTCTAGCTAATTCTGCCTTAGAAGAGGTTACTTTGTTTATGTAAATAACAATAATTGTTTTCATTACTTTTGTTTTTATTAGATTAAATTAATTTCCGTGAATATACTCATATTCACACTGTTTGTTACATGTTTTGCCTTTACAAGGTCTTCCACAGGATAAACAATTGTTATCCTTATCTAGTTCTGTCAAATAATTGCTAAGATCTTCATCAAATGCTTCAGCCATTATCTGTAAACTTTATCATTTCTATGGGAATACTAATAACCTCACCATCTGGTTTTTCTATGATAGCAGTACTATAGTTTCCTGGTTTTTGATGAAATTCTTCAAAATCTACACCAATTCCTATAAATTTACCTGGTAATGAATAATTAGTTTCATACCCTAAATTTAAACCCGCGGGACCTAATTTTTTTTGTTTATAAACTATTGGTCTACTCATAGTGTGTATTTAATCTGTGAATATTTTAGCTTCTACATAAGCTACTAATTTTTTATATGCTGATGCATCTAAATAAAGAACTTTGTTCTCATGATGATTTACTGCTAATGCAATTTGAAATCCTTCATCATGCACATAAGCTCCATCACCTAAATGTCTTGGTGGTAATTTCTGACTCATAATTTAAAATTTAACGATTGTTCTTTCTATTTGTTCTGGAGTTAATGGTGCTCCTCCTTGTTTCATGTACCATGTAACAAAATCTTGAAATCTTTCCCATCTAGTTTGTTTTGTTTCCATATTTCTAAAAATAAGAGCGTTTTTTACGATGTTTTTGTTTCTGAGGTAAGTCTTGAATCTCTTTCTTGGAAGGATAATATTCCTTCATTACAGGAAATGCTTTAATTTCAAAGTTTAAATTCTCTAGTACTGATCTACTAGATCCAATACCATTTTGGGATAATACAATAATATCTTATGACTTAGTTTGGCTAGTTCTACAGCATTTCTTACACTAGAACCAGTATCTCCAGATCCTACAATAACTATTCCTACCTCTGGATTATTTGTTAAAAACATATCTCCATGTTTTTTAAGTTCTAACATATCTAAGAACCGCTCAATAATCTCAGCTGCTTTACTTTCATCATTAATTGTGATACCTCTTTCTTTTAATAAGACTAGCAATTGTTGTGCTTTATTCATCTGTTTTATTTTAAAGTTAATAATTTAGTGCAGGTGGAAGGACTCGAACCTTCAAGGATTAATAAGAGATATAACATCTAGAATCTTATCTCTATACCATGCTCAAAATAATCACTCATTTACCAATTTCGCCACACCCGCTATAGCTTACTATTACTAGACTACTTTTTACTTATCTCTTGTTACCAATAAAATACAGAGTGCACCTGCATAGTTTAGATGTGTTCTTGTTTCAGTTAGCTTCCCTTTTCCACAAAAATAGGCTAATCCTGTTGACTACATAAAAACATTATTGATATTCTTGTATAAATACTAGTTAATCTAGTAAAGTAAGTTTACTTTTTACCGATTTTGTAAATAATTACAACTGCGATAAACCCTACCATCCATATAAATGATAGGTTATTTCCTAATTCTGAATTTAATAATATTAGTTTCATTTTCTTTAATTTTATTAGCACCATCTATAAAGCTGTTAACTGTAGTTCATTAAAGACTTACTGTTTAAAAGCCACTCACGGTCTTCTTCACTTTATAAATGGTCACGAAATAATTACCTAATAACATATAACAATCATAGTCTAACTAACCTGATATTATTAATGTTCATCATTATCTCTTGTTGTAAACTCCTAAGTGTATAAAGAGGGCTTTTCATTCTCTTCCATATAGCCAGTGTTAAAAATAGCTAAGACTGTGCATTATTACAGTATTTCCAACATATTACAATACAGTTGGTACACTTGACAGATTTGATATGTATTGTGCTTAAAGATTTCAATATATCCGTCAGGACTCTAAGCCTTATAATTAACAATACAATTTATATTCTATCTTCTAATATTTATAGAGCTGGTCGGTTTCAGCTCTCATTTAAGCCAATAAATAATTTGCAATCCCAATGCTAATTGGAATAATAATATAGCCTAAGAATAAGAAGGATGCAGTTTAATATTTCTAAATTTATTCTCTAGTTTATCTATAATTTTAAAATAAATTAAAACTGGTAATATAAACCATAGAATTACTCCGATAATACTAAAAAATACCATAGTTTAATCTTTTGTGTCCACATTTCTGAAGACGGATACAAATAATATACTTACATATTGACCTGCTAAAGCCATAGCTCCACCAATGTACAATTCATTCAAGGTAAATTCTTCAAATATACCTGCTACTGTTATCATCAATAATATTATTACGGATGCTGCTAAATTATATACTAAATTACGTTTCATAGTTTTATTCTTCTATTTGGTTAAATTCTTTGTCCCACTCTTCAGGTGTAATACCTGATATTAAAAACTCCCTATCTTCAGCTGAATGATTAGGAAGTATGTTCTGCATTAATTCACTATTAGCCTCAATTTTAGCAAATTGCACTTTAGTCATTTCTATTGTTCTGTTGTGAGTTTTACCAGTTAATGTACTAGTTCTCTCAATTAAGTAAGGAAGTATTGTTTGCATAATATTGTGCATTTATCGTTTAACTAAATATGTTTTTGGCAATCCTTTTTCTATGTAATGTGTGTATAAATTATTAACATAGTAAGAGAAATCTGCTCTGTGCTCCAAAGTTCTAAGTCTTTCAAGCTCGTGTTGTTGAATTAATACCAATTTATATGGTTGTTCTAATAATTTCTTGATCTTATCAAGTAATGTAATTGTGTTTGGATTTAAACTGTTGTTCATATCAGAATATTTAAAGGTTGTTTTAATAAAGTTCTTTCACATTTTCGCCTAACTTAATGTCGAATACACTGCCTCTGTGGTAGTTTCTAGCCCCACCGTCTTCTTCAAAACAGTTTACTAGAAATTCTTCAGCTTCAGATTGTATGTCAAAGTCTTTTTGTAAGTCATTCATACCTCCATTTGGATAATATAATGACCAATAAAATACTAAGTATCTTTTCATGCTATTAGCATTAAAAAACC